TTGAAGTTATACTTAGGCTTGAAACATAGCATTCTCTCTGCTTTGGTCATGTCGTAGAAGAACCTTTGTGGGTCTACACCTCTCTGTGGTTTGATGTCTATCTTGCCTGTGTACCCAACAGCTTCGCAGATAATCTTGCCAGCCTGTTCGGCTGTTAGTTCTTCACCCGTACCAATATTGTAGGCTTGGTTATACTTATCAAATGATGCTTCTAGTGCGAGTAGGTTAGCTTCTGCTACGTCTTTGATGTAGGTAAAGTCGTTACTCTGCTTTCCACCATAAAGTACAGGCTCTAGGTCATGTTCAATCCTAGCCAGAAACCCACCGATAAGCCCATGAAATCGTTTCTCTGCCCCATACAAGTGAGCATATCTTAGAGCAATCCATGGTACTTTAGACTTCTGTACGTAGAGTTCTGCTGCTGATTTAGTACAGCCATAGACTGAGTTACCCATAATAGGAAAGGTCTCTTTAATAGCTCCTTCTTCTTTGATAGGCATATAGCATGAACCAGTTGATGCGTGTACGATTGGAATACCATACTCGTTAGCTGCATCTACTACGTTCTTTGTACCGATGTAGTTAGTCTCAAATGCTCTTACTGGGTCTGTCTCTGCTTCATCAAACCTAGCAATGGCAGCTAGATGTAAGATACGATCTGGCATCTCTTGTTCAATAACGTCACATAGTTGGTCATAGTCTCTGATGTCTAGTCCATCCATGATGTCATACCCTATGACTTCGTGTCCCTTAGTCTCTAGTAGTTTGGTTGTCTCGTTCCCAACGAACCCTTTGTCTCCAGTGATTAAGATTTTCATAAATCCTCCACAATTAGTTTAGTTGCTCCTGTTTTATAAATATCGGTGTCTTTACGTTCTGACTTCTCTCTTAGGATTATATGGTCTTTGCCTAGTGCTATGGCTATCTCTTCTAGCCCCCCTGAGTCTGTCATTATCATCTCTGCACCTGCTACTAGCTGAACGAACTCTCTATAGGGCATTGGTGGCTCACATACGAAGTATTGATTAAGCGATTGACCAGTGGGATTGGGGTGAGCAAAGACCCTTAGTTTGCCCTTATATTTCTTTATCTGTTCGACTATCTCAGGTAATCGCTTTAGGTTCTCTTTGCGATGTACTGTTACTACTGCGTAGTCTCCTTTAGTTACTTCACCACAGAACTCGTATAAAGTGTCTATCTCTGGTGCTCCTACGTACTTACCGGCACAGTTCTCAGCACTCTCTGGTGTTGAGCAGTACTTACGAGTAGCTATTACGTCTACCATCTGACGATAGCCTTCTTCTGGGAATGGGCTTGTTAGATCATAAGTTCTCATACCTGCTTCTATGTGGACTATCTCAGCACCAAGCTCAAACGCGTATAAAGCTGCTCTCATAGTTGTGCGTGTATCCCCAAATATAATTACTCGTTTGGGCAATAGGAACTTAATCATTGACTCAAGTTCGTCTTCTTCACACTCATAGTCAGGCTTGAACAGGTCTTCTCTTATATCCTTTGACTGTTTGACATACAGGAATGTAAATCTAGGGTACTTACTGAATGGATAAGCCTTTATCTCTTGTGGTCTAGTACCATAAACGATTAGATCCATTCCAGTTCCTCGTCTAGCTTCTCACCTGGTCTCATACCAATAATGGTTACTCCGGGTTCGTAGTCTGATGCTTGGTCATAGCCATGTCTTTTGAGTACATCTGCTAGCATATCTAGTAGTCGTACCTTACGACATTTAGGGATGATTACTCTTTCACCATTTAGAAACTCATACCAGAGTTGGTTAGATGCATCTACGTCTTCAATGACATATCTGGTCATACGCTCATCAGTTACTGGGATTGGCTCTTCGTTCTTAATGGCTTGTTCCCATATAGGAATAACTGAACCACTAGATGAGAGTAAGTTCCCACACCTACCAACAGATCCTCCATAAAACAGGGCTAACTTCTCTCCGATAGCCTTTGTGAACCCATACAAATTGATAGGTTTAACTGCTTTATCTGTTGATATGAAAAGGAATGGGATACGAAGTCTTGAACATTCTTTGAATAACTTAACTGTTTTGGTTATGTTGTTGTTTATAAAGCTCTCTGGGTTGTTCTCACCTAGGTCTACATGTTTATAAGCAGCACAATGGATTACATGACTAAACCCTGCTAAAGGTACGTCAGTAAAGTCTCCTAAGATAAACTCAACCTTTGGGAATAGCTTTTGGGCTTCGGCAACTGCCCACTCATTGCTATCTACAACGCACACACGTGCCTCGTGTAGCGTTTTTAGGAAGGCTCTGCCTAATGACCCAGCCCCACCTGTAATTAATACTTTCATAAGTAATCCTCCTTACGTTCTAATGTCCATTTAACTGTCTTCTCTAAACTTTCTTGTAGGGTCTTTGGATACTGATAGCCACTATTGATGAGTTTGGAGGAGTCAAGTGCGTAGCGCAAATCATGTCCTGGTCTGCTAGAGTGGAAGTCCACAATTCTATATCTAAGGGGTTTCCCGATAACATCAGCAACCCGTTGAGCAAGTTCAAGATTAGAGATTTCTTCCAAGCCTGCAATGTTCCATTCATCATACCCGTGATAACCCAACCTAATAATGTGAAGAAGGGCATCACTAAGATTTCGTGCATGAATATAAAATCGTGTACCTGAACGAGTCTTGTCTTTGTTGCCATGTATAGTTAGTTCCTCTCCTTTAAGTACAGCATTGATTATCTTACCCATGTACTTCTCTGGGTGCTGTCGTTCACCTATGATGTTCATTGTGTGTGTTGTTATGACTGGTACCTTGTAAGTGTTTGAGTAGGCTATACCAATAGCCTCTTGAGCTGACTTACTGGCAGCGTATGGGTTAGATGGATGATGATACTCAAACTCTTTGAAGTCTTTACCTTCTGGTGCTGGGCCATATACTTCATCGGTTGAGAAGTTCACAAACATCTTTAAGTCCTTTTGGTCTCTAGCAAACTCAAGTATATTTAGAGTAGCAGCTACGTTGTTCATCACGAATGGTACTGGGTCGTCTATACTACGATCTACATGGCTCTCAGCAGCTAGGTGTAGGATGTAGTCAATTTCACCCACGTCTTCCTTTACCCCAAAAGGTACAGGTAGGTTAAGGTCAATGTCGTAGAACTTCAGTCTATGTTTGTATATCTCATAGGTGTCTATGTCTTCAATCATTTTATTAGAGAGTGAAGCATAGCCCATCTTGTCAAAGCCGATAATATCCCAATCGGTGTTCTTTAGTAGGTGCTCAATCAAATGAGTTGCTACAAATCCTTTAGCTCCTGTTATTACGCATTTCATAGGTATTGCCCTCCTGATTGACCAGCCCCACCAAGTAGTTCAACACTTGGTACGAACTGTTCTTCGTTATTACTTATTAAACCCTCAAAGCCATATCGTAGTGCGTCCATTGAGTGATCGAATGCTACGTCTGGTATATCCAAAATCTTGCCATCTCTGTCTGTCTTCCAAAGGTAGTTGCGATATTCTCTGATTAGATTGAGTGAACGCTTGGTCATTGAGATACGCTGTTGTTGTACGAACTGAATACCATGGTTAACTGAGCCAGCCTTCTTGACGCATGGGAGAATAGATATACCATAGCTCTTTATCTCATCTATGCTCTTAGGCTCTGCTGAGTCTGCCATAACAAGTGCGTGTGGTAGGTTAGATATAATGTCTGCTAACTGTTTGTTAGTCAGACCCTTTTGGTAGGTTATCTCATCAACGATATAGCCACCATTGTAGTAGTAAATAGCGACAATGGCTGCTGGGTCAACTGAATAGCCAAAGTCCAAGCCATAGCGCTCTAAACGTGCCTCATGGGGTATCTCGTCTATGATAGTCCAGTCCTTGTATATCTTGCCCTCTACTTCACCGAGCAGTCCTTCGCCATATACTTTCCACCAGTTCTTGTTGTCTTTTCTACTCTCGATACTATCTACAATAGACTGTGGTAGTCCCTCATTATCTTTATAAGTTAGTATGACAAAATCGACATTCGGCTTGTCCTTTACGTCGGTATAGAAATAAAACTCCGTTGTCGGGTTCCAATCGAGGAATATCAAATCAGACGTTCTAATCTCTAATTGGTCAAACGTCTCGTATGGTACGTTGTTTGCTTCGTTTATAAATAGCCTTTGCCTACGTGGGCCACGTACTTTAACGGGCATATCTGCTGAGAAGAACTCTATGATAGACCCATTCTTAAACTTGTATATAAAGTCCGTAGCATTCCAGCACGAGTCGTCCCAATACTTCTGATCTAGCATTATATTCTTAAAGTCTCTCATTGCTCCACGTTTCAAGTGGGGCATAGACTCAGAAACAATAGACGTTAGTGTTGGCTCTATGTCTGCCTGTGCCATATCTATGAGTATCATAAGAATAGATATAGTCTTACTAGCAGAAGTCCCCCCAGCTATACCTCTAATTCTCTTGCGTAGTTTCAGCAACTTCTCGGTTGCGGTTGTTCGAATGAACACTATCCCCTCCTAGT